TCCATTTCTTCTCTGTCTTCTACCAAATCCTGATATTTACCACTTCTCCAAAAACTTATCTGATGATACATAAATGTTGAATGTTTATAGCAAAATCTTTTATGCCCTGCTAAGAAAATCTTAAAAGCTGCACTCATTGCATGTCCTGTACAATATGTATAGATTGGAGTTTTGCTATTGAGAATAATATCAATTAATCCCCACATCTCATAAGCAGATCCACCATACGAGTTGATATATAGTTTAATTGGCTCACGCTTATAATCTTTCTCTTTCTCATCTTTCTCATCATCTTCTTGAATCTGTTGTAAAATGCTCCATGTTAATTTACCAATAGATTCGTTGTCTACATCATCAGATAAAAATAATGTCTTTTTGTCTGTATTTGCATATGAATTATCTCTTGAACTCATAAAGTATTCTCCTTATATTTAATTCTCTGTTTCAAATCCAACTTGTATATATCTATCTAATTCAGATTTAACATTTTCATTCAATAATTGTTTTTCATCAACCAATATAATTGTTCCTGGCTGCACTCTCCCTCTTAACTGACTTGGTGTAAGTACAATTGGATTGAATTTTAAGTGCATTTTATATGCATAATCTGCCATGCTTCCCATCGGTTCAATAACAGGAATTTTATATTTACCACTAATCTTCATCAGATTATATGTTTTACCGATCCCTCTACTATTAAAACCATATAATCGTTTAATGTGTGTTTGTCGTTTCTTTACGTAATATTTCAGCTCATGATATAATGCTTTTGATTTTAATAAATATGACCAGTGTTCTAATCGTTCATAAAATTTCATATATGTAGTATCATCTCCTTTGTTATGTACTGTATATAGCAGTTGCGTGTTTATTCAACCGCTATATATTGTGTTAAGAACGGCATGAAATCCGTCTTTCCTTGGCTTTTTGAGTCCCTGAAACGCCCTATTTATGGGCATTCCAGAAATCTCTATATTATTATTCTCTTAAAATACTAACTTTGGATGAGCTGTGTTATATAAACACTGCTGTAAGTGAGTCTGTTTCTTACTTACGCCCTCTTTACTGATAGCCATTCTCAAAGCACCAGTTTGAGCAACCAAATCACATTTTTTCTTTGCTCTTGTAATTCCTGTATATAATAATTCTCTTGTTAAAAGGGAATATGATGAAAAATCAATGCCGAAAATAACATGATCGAACTGAGAACCTTGAGACTTGTGAACTGTAATCGCATAACCAAGTTCAATACTATTAACTTGTGTTCCTTCTACGTATACCTCTCCAATACCCATAAATGAAATAAGCACTGCTTTATCTTCTGGAAATACCTTTTTAATAATACCAAGATTACCATTAAAGATAGGTGGATTGGTTTTGTATGTATTCTGTGTATTGATAACTTTGTCTCCTTCTCGAAGAATTGTTACTTTGCCCTGTGATACAACCTCAATCTGTTCTTTATTGTCGTCTTCTGGATTATATAAATCCTGAATCGTATTATTGATGTTATAAGTGCAAGCATCACCTTGTTTCTTAACAGGAACAAGTATCTGAGTTTCCATAACATTGAAGTTCTCTGTGTTCATTGCTTCTGAAAATCTCTGCATTATTTTATAGAAAGTATTACTCTTATCTGAATAACAATCTAATGATAAATCCTGCAATTCTCCTCTTGTCTCTGTACCAACCCAATCTTTTTCTACAATCTGTATTCCTTTGCGAATACGTCTTGCTTCTGTAACAATGGCTGATGCTGCTGCTTGTCTATGTACTTGACTAAGATATACCGTAGGAATCTCAGGAGAATTGATCATATCAAACGCAATGTTGCCACACCCAATTGACTCTAACTGCCCCATATCTCCAAGACAGATAAGCTTTGCACCTGAAGGAATTGCTCTTAAAAGATAATAGAAAAGATAAGCATCAACCATTGAAATCTCATCTACGATTACAATGTCAACATCCAACGGGTTTTCATCATGATATGTAAAACCATTCTTCCCCCCATCATCAGTACAAGGATATTTAAGCAATCTATGAATTGTATATCCTTCTTCTCCTGTGATTTCAGCCATTCGAGAACTTGCACGACCAGATAAAGCACATTGTACATATACATAATCTTTCAATGCTTCAAGGAAAGCAGACACGGATGAACTCTTACCTGTTCCAGCTTCACCATGAATAACAACTACATTGTTTTCAAGTGCTTCTTTTACACCCATTCGCTGTTCTTCCGTAAACTGCCAACCATTCTTATGCTCGACATGCTTGATTGTATCTTCCCAATCGCCATATGTAATCTCTGATTTTGCATCTCTTAATCGGATTAATTCTTTGGCAATTTTATCTTCAATATTGTAGAATTTTCTAAGACCAATCTGTGTCTTATCTTCATTCCACCATAGCTCATCACCCATATCATGAATTGCTTCTGTAATATTCATATCGGGAACATCTTCGCCAAGTTCATCAATAATTGCCCCCATTAACTCATCAGGTGTAATCCATGAACAACCATCCTGACCAGAATCTTCAAGATATTTGTAGATAAAAGCACTAATACGTTGAGAACAAAATTCTTCCATTCCACTATCAAGTGCTATTTTATCTGCTGTTTTCCAACCGATACCTTTTACTTCATTACATAAGATATATGGATTATTTTTAACCTTTTCAACAACTAAATCAGGTGAGTTATATCGTTCCATCAATCTATTCACCATATTGTTTGTCAAATTGTATTGCTCCAACTCTGAGAAGATTTTTGCTAAATGGATATTCCGATTAAATCTTTCAATCCATCGTGCAGCCGTGTCTAATCCACAACCTCTGACCTTTACCAAATCTTCTGCTTTGTTATTCTTCAAAGAATCAAATGGATCATCCAATGCATCATACATATTTTCAATCTGAAGTGGAGTGAACAAAGTGGACAAGAATTTCTTCTGTCCAACTTTGTCATTCTCATTAAAGGTAATGGCACTATAGATTGATATGATATTGTATTGTCCTCCCCATTTGGGATCTTCTACATAATCTGCCACCAATACGTATGGATTACCTTCAACCAACTGTGGCATTGTACCTTTGATTATGATTTGATTGAATTTGTCGGTCTTAGGTTTACCCTCTTTGACCTTATCTACTGAGACAACAGCAATTCCAAATTCATTTTTATAAAATCGTATTCTCTCTACACTACATATAATTTTTATTCTATTTTCTGATGTCATTAGTCCTCACTTCCTTTTAATCAACTTTTGTTCTTTCAGATTGAAGTAGCAGTGTACCGTCTAAATGTATCTCTTGAACTTTATTTACTGTATGTTGGTAAATTGTGTCTTTGTAAATCATTGGTCTGAAACTATCGTCCCTTCTGATTCCTGCCACAACAATCTTTGAACCTCTACTTAACCAGCTTCTTTCAAGTACAGTTTTCTTATCACTATTCGGATCAAGCTTTGCTGAGATTTGTTTATTATAAAATGCATAATGACCTTTATTAAACTTCACATGTACTGCACCATACTTTGTAAGAAGTGTAACCATACAATGCAAATTATCAGCATTGATAATTGTTCCTGCTATTCTTGAAATCTTAAATTTAGGCATTTTCTTTGGTGAACCATCAATATAGCGAGTGTAATAATCGTAAGGTTCTGGTTCTTCTGGTAAATCGAAGAAATTAACTATGCCATATAGTTCCTCATTAATATTCTCCAATTCATGCTCACCATCATAGAAACTTAATGCTTGCATAGACCAAGAAGGTAATGTACCATCAGCATATTGATTCCAAACAGTTTTAAATAAAGCTTCATTATAGAGATTTAATGTATCAGTATTGTCAAACCAATCCTTTAATGGCTGAATGTATTTATCAACCTCTTTAGTAAACAATTTTTCTGATACAATATAATATTCTCCTTTTATCTTAATTACTGAGTCTTCTGTGAAATGTTCCTTGAAGAAAGGCTGAGAATTGTTGTCGAGAATATAATAACCATCATGATATCCTCTTTTTGGTACTTTCTTTCCTTCATCTATATGCTTTTCATACAACCCTTCATCATCTAAAACATATTTTTTGAAATTAACCATACGTTTTGCTAAATCTAATGATTCAGGAATAATACCCAATTCTGTCATTTTTGCGAACTGTTGCATTGTAATCTTGTCACTTGGAGTAAAAGCATAGTTCTTTAAATACCAACGCATTGTTTCTTTTCTATCCGATGAGTGCAATTCTGTAAAGCAACCAGCTTTAATTAATTGAACCATTTTTGACTTGGTAATAAGCTTTGTATCAAGCATTTTATGAGCGAAATCTTCCATAGAATTAAATGGTCTGTTCTGAATAATTGCTTGTACAATATCATCGCCTATACCATTGATACCCTTCAGTCCAAAAATGATACGATTGTTCTCAACATCTGCTTTAAAACCGAAGTCTGCTGAATTGATAAGTGGAAGTTCTACTTTAACATTCTCTTTTTGAACAGCAGCTATTGCTATTGCCATCTTTCCATAATTGGTAGAATCACCTGCATTTTCATCTACTGCGCCAGAATCTACAATTAAATTCGCTGTCTGCCAGTAAATCGGGCTGTATTTATAACACAAATTCAGCTCTTGAAGACCTATAATCGAGTAGGCTAGTGTATGACTTTTATTGAATCCATACCCTCGCTGGGTGCAAATAAGCACATTCCACACATAGTTCGTTAAATTCTTTGATAAATGCTTCTCTTCCGCATTAGCAAAGAATTCTTCTTGTAATTGCAAGAACTCTTTTGGTTTCTTCTTTGCGACCGCTTTTCTTAATCTATCACCCCAAGCTAGTGAGAAACCACCAATCTTCGGATGCATTGTCAAAAGTACCAAATACTCCTGGGCTTCACAGATACCAAATGATACTCCAATAATATCTTTCAGAATATCTTGTTCTTCTTGTGTCAGACCATATTCAGTCATTTCATCGTACCAATACTGGATATTTTCTCTAAAACGAGCATATTTCTGTAATGGTGTTTCAGCACCTTTTTCCTGTGCCATAAGTCGCAATACTGAGTTAATGGTTGCTAATTCATCGACAGAAGCAGGTTTTGCTAATGCAACCGCCTGTACACCACTCTCTTTCTCCATCTGAAAGAATGACATTACTTTGTGATTCCAAAGCATTTCCCACATATCTTTAGCATTACGTTCCAAAGTATATACGCCAATATATTTTTCATAAGTAGCTTTCAATGAACCTTGCCACTCTATTACATTATTCTCCAAAAGCAATTCCAACTCTGCTTGCATTTTATCCAAAGCATCAATACAAAGCAGATCGACCTTAATAAGAGAACAATCTTCACACATATGTAAATCAAACTGAGTAATAACATCACCTGAATTTGTTTTCATAAGTGCTGTTGTATCTGTAAATGGTCTATCAACTAAGATAATTCCACCTGCATGTGAACCTACACCATTGACAAGTCCTTCTATCTTCTGTGCAGCTTCCCATAATTCAGGATATTTATTCATTTCTGTAACAAATTCTTGTACAGGTGGGTTATCATCATCACCATAATACATTTGTGATAAAGTTCTTAATTGACCTCTATCGGCTACAATCAATGAACTAATATACTGAGCTATATCATTATCAATCTTCAAACCACGAGCTGCTGTTAAGATAGCACTTCTACTCTTTTCAGTTGATAATGTCATAACCTTACTAACTCTATCTTCTCCATATGTATCTTTCATAGCCTGAATAACTGCTTCACGCTTTGAACCACATATATCAATATCAATATCCAAAACAGAAGCACGTTCTGGATTCAAGAATCTCCAAGGATACGTCTTTGTTTTGTAGTCATTATCATTATAATCTCCAAGCCTATACTCTCTATGCCAACACATCATTTTGCCTATCTGACCATCCCAATCATACCGTGGATCAAGTGGTTCATCATCCTGCTCAATGTGTAATCTCATAAGTTTTCCATTCTCTTTGTAGTATCTATATTCTTTATCTGTCATATCAATTAACCTCACTTTCTATGCTATCTTTTCCCACATATCAAAATCTGTATGAAATTGTCCTGTTCCTGAAATACTGAATAAATATCTTCCATTTTTATTATTTTTCTTTTCTCTCTCTAACATCTTTTCAGGATTGTCACACCTTCCATACCAACCAGACTCACAATCAGCTACTACTTTCTTATATCCTGCCTTTTCAATTTCATCATCTGAAAGAATTGTATTTGCAGTGTTTGGATTATTCTCTAATGATTCAAGATACTCTTCTGAATAATCTTCCTTTACACAGTCCTCGCATAAGATAAATCCATCACCAACCCAATAGTTTGCAACCCATGAATAACTATCAGGTGAAGTTCTGAATGCCTTATTACAATGCTCACAAACTGAATATTCATCTGAAAATCCCCACATTCCATCCGTAAGATAATCAAGCCATGTTGTAAAATATTCTCTGTCACGAATATCTTCTGGTAATTCATATCTTGTCTCATCACACAATTCTTTTGCATAATTATCATTAAGCCATTCATTAAGTTCTCTTATAAAATCCCAACTATCAACAATAAGAAACCACTCATCATCACAATGAATCCGTAAACTTTCTGATGCTTCGTAAAAATTTGCATTACCTCTTAATTTGTTGCAATTTTCATCAGCATATACAAGATACTCACTAATAATATTTTTATCTCTTAAATCACTCATTTCACATTCTCCTTCCTAATAAATAAGACAGACACATTTGTTTGCGTCTGCCTTATTATTCTCTGTATTACTTTCCTGCGAATCTTGGAATAAATAATCCAAAATCTGTTGCAGGAAATTCAGTTCTATTGATATTATTCATAATTCCATACAAATCATGAGCAAAATTAAATTCATCTGCATTCAACCAATCATCTAATCTTAAATGGAATTTCTGATCCGCACTTTCAATATCCATTAACAGACTTATTCTCTCTCCACTATAAATTCCTTCGTTTTCTGCTCTCTTTGCAATTTCTACATATTTCTGATATCTTTCTTTGTCCATACAAACACGCTCCTTCTAAGTAAATTACAATTTCCTTTGCCATTTTAGTTCTGAAATACAATGTCTGATATTTCTTTTATTAATCTTTCAGCATCATTAACTCGCCTTGCTAAAACATCATCTGTACAAAAATCCCATTGCTCATCTTCATTTACCTTTTTTATTATCTGTAACGACTGAGATAATAACGTGTTAATGCTTCCTAATGCTTTTAATGTATTATCTTTATCAATAATATGTTTTGCCATATAACCACACTCCTATCTGCTCCATTGACCAACTTTATTTCCGTTTATATCAATGCAACTACTACTTGTTACTCCGTCTTCTAACTTAGCACAAATGCCTTCAAGTATACGTTTTAACTCAACAGCTTCCCAATATTTGCTTTCGTTTCCGTCATAAGGATCACCAAACGCTGCATTACCTGTTTCAATTTCAATTTTCAACATAATTCATTACCTCCTATACCCATGCTGGCTTTACTTTAGTTTCTGGTAAACTTTCCAACCACTCAATTATATCCTGTGGTACTTCTTCCATCTTCCAAGCAGTTCCATATTTATAACCGCACACTGGACATTCTCTACCAATAAAACCGAGTTTGTGATCTTTATATGAGATCCAACCTCTTGTCTTATATTCTGTATTTGAACGTCCTAAACAATCTTTCTCTTTTAATTCATATGCATCTCCATAAATGACTTCTTCATCATCATAAACATTAATGGAATATTCCATATTTGCATATGTGGTTTCCTCTTTTGTTGGATAAAATGGTTCTCCATTTTTTAAACATTCTAATGCTCTTTTCTTTGCGTTATCTTTTTTCTGACAAGCTTCTTTTGTTAAAGTCCATTTCTCAATTTTAACTTTATCCTGAGTGTGTTCTGTCCATCCAAGTTCTCTCATGTGTTCACAATAAGGACGCATATCATTCAAATGCCATCTATCCCAAATATCACATAATTTGTTAAGCATTTCCGTTGTCCACTCATCTGTTGGTGAACCATTTCTAATTTCATCTACACACTGACCAGCAGAGCCAAGGCAATCTCCGTTTGATAATGGCGCAACTACACCACACATACTTAATTTTGAATCTTTATATTTAATTTTTACAAATGCATTTCTATCTACTTCGTTTCCTGTTTTTGTGTAAACCTTACATTTACATGGGTTAATGATTTTATACATAATTACGCCTCCTTAATTTCTTTTAATATGCTGTCAATACACAACATTAAATTTTCTTCCATATTTTCTTTAGCTATTTCCAGATGTTCGTTTACCTGTTTTCTGATTTCTTTTTCTGTTACATTGTGACCATAATTTGCAATCACTTCATCCATAATTTGCCTATATGTAAAACCTAAAAGTAAGTCCTCATTTTCATGTATTGGCAAATTGTAAGTAAACTCTTTTCCATTCCGTGAATCCGTTTCAGGATCATATAACCATCTGCTCATAATTCGTTTCCTCCTTAATTTATGCAATCTCTAAACTGTTCCACCATGCTTTGCCTCCACCTTCAATTCCATAGAAACCAATAAAAGCATTGATATGTCTCATTGTCGTTGCTGAATACCCATTCCATAATCTCTGAAAAACTCCATTATGTATTCTGCAAACGACTGTATTGTAGCTTGTCAGCTCAATGTCTCCATTGTCTAACTCTGTTACTTTCGCTTTTCCGTAAAATGATTTTCGTATATCATTTACTACAGGTAAATCAAATTGTTTCATGTTCATTCCTCGCTTTCTTGTAATAAAATAGGCAGCTAGGTATTTATTCTCCTAACTGCCTTTGCGTTTGCTATAAATTAATTGCGTTTCCATCTTCATCATATTCAATCGGTGCAATGTGAACTGCATACCCGATTTCTTTTTCTTTATCATAAATCTCCATTGTGCCACCTGCACAAAATTCAAATGAGAACCGCCTGTCATCCGATTCAAGTAATTTAATCAAATGATCCGTGAGTTCATTTAAGTTCCGTGCATCCTCTTTTGACTTTTCAATGCTTGTCATTTCGCTTCACTCCTTTTCATAAATCTCTAACTTATGTAACAAATCAAACATTGCTACATATCTGCCCTGATTCCGTTCTTTGAGTTTATCATTGTCGTTCTGCATTGCATCATCATAATCTTTATTTACTTTTCTAAATTCCTCTGCAATAATTTCAAGGATTTCATCCTTTGTCTTGCTGCATTTATATTTTGCCATTTCTCTTCACTCCTTCCTAAGACATCTTAGTTTCAAATTGCTTTTATATGTTCTTCAAATTTCTTTTTAATCAGCTTCCAAAATCCTTTATCCGTCAATGGCATTTTAGATACATCGCATACCTTACCACCGTCAAGATAGTTTGGATTTCCATTTGGTTTATACACATCATAATCAATACACCAGTTTCCATCATAATCTCTTAATGTAACATCTACGCTGTATTCATCTGTATTATACTGACCGATGCTATCATTCATTAAATCGTATTGTTTTGACTTTAATTCTTTACGTAACTTTACATAATCTTCATAGCATTTAATCATTTTCATTTATACCACCTGCCTTGATTTTTCGTATTTTCCATTTTGCATATCATGAACAAATACTTCTGTAATATCATTTTCATAATTTAACTCGTCAAGCGTAGTGCCATCACCAGCCCTAAGTTTATCAATATCATATCCCCTACTTTCAAAATATTCATTGATTTCTCTATCAAGCAAAGAGGCTTGTGCAGTAAGTTTTGCTAATTTATGCATTTTATTTTGAATCTTTTTTGACACTTTCACTGTGTTTCTCCAATCTGCCTTGAAATGCGAATTTATTCAGCCTTTTCGACCAGTTTTCTTACGCTATCTTCGTCAATGCCATAACACCATGTACACTGATCTTCCATCGTTTCATATTCCTCTCTTGTATCTATTCCATAATGCTCCTCAAGATAGTCCATAACTTCGCTTCTAGCATCTTGTGCAGCATCAAGCTTTTTAGATGCTTTTGCCAATAATTCTTCCAATTTCTTTGTTACTTTCATGTCATTCACCTGCCTTTTAAAGAAACACGCATTTCCCTATCTAAACTTCAGTTTCCTCTTCATCGACATTGGATTCGATTAGGTCTGTTTCAAAGCCTGCTATAAAGCAGCCGTGGTCAAGATGCGTTCTTGCATCGCTTTCTAAAATGTTTTGTGCAATTTCATTCGCCTTATCTTCAGATTCTGCACAGATTTCTAATTCGTCCATGATAATTCTAACTGTGTATTTATTCACGATTTGTCACCTCCACGTATTTACTTACTAAATTCTGCTAATGCACACCCTGTACAAAGAAATCTGTCTGCCTTATCATTCATTTGCCTACAAGCTCTACCATAGTAGCCACATATACAAGGTACTTTGCATTCGTTTTCATCGCTTCCCACTTTATTTTTAATACAGTTCTCTTCAAATGCTTTCTGTTTTTCACTTGTTATAATTGGGAACATATAATCATCTCCTTATGAAATATCCATTTATTAATCTTCTTCAATACCAAAGAAAGATTTCTCTTCCTCTGACATCTCACAAACTTCATTAAAATATTCCATCGCACTTTCCCTATCATCTTCAATAAGTCCATCTTTAAATAATGTTGCCAATTCTTCAAGTCGTGTTCTAGGTATATAGTTTGGATTTATTTTGCATTCACTGCACATACTACATTCACATTTAATTCCTTTATCTGCATTTTACTTTGTAAATACATTTATGTTCTTTGTCTAATGGCATTTTAATACCTCCATTTATTATAATTTCAATATAACTCTATCTACTACTGACTGTATCATTAGCTGTAAATTTTTAGCAGTTACATTGATCTCATATGTTATATCATTGATTCTTACTATAATTAAGTCACCTCTAGCAGCCTCTGTAGCTCCATATATACATACTGTTTCACCTCTACCTTCTGCTAATCTTTCTAGTAACGGTTTTAATAATTCGACTGCCTTGCATACTTCTTCAGCTCGTCTTGATTTTTCCAGTCTTTCATCTATATTTTTTAATATATAGTCACAATATTTTATATTTGTTCTCCTTTGCTAATTTATTT